GGCGGGGGTGCCTGCCGCCGAGCCTGCCGAACCGGCCAGCTACGGCGAGATAGCCAGGATGGTGCAGGCCACCAAGGCCAGCCCTCCCCAGATGCAGCGCGGGGTCAGCCGCCTGGTCAAACGCGCCGGAGCCGACACGACCTTAAAAAACGCCCTGCGGGACGGGGCCGAGTTTGCCTGGATCCCCCAGGGCGATACCTGCGCCTTTTGCCTGACGCTGGCAAGCCGCGGCTGGCAGAAAGCCAGCCAGGCAGCCATCAAGGGCGGGCACGCCGAGCATATCCACGCCAACTGCGACTGCGAGTACGCGATACGGTTTGACGGGCGCAGCACCGTGGCCGGGTATGACCCGGAGAAGTACCTGAAACAGTACCGGGACGCTGGCAGCGATGTGAACGCTCTGCGCCGGGTGAACTACGCCAGGAACCGCGAGCGCATCAACGCCCAGAAACGGGCGGCGTATGCGGCGAGGAAAGCCCTTGAAGCCGAAACTCTCCCCACTTCCGGCGGGATGTTGGATGTGTTGGAAGAATACCAGCGCAATGCCAAACCCGGTGCAGGCACTTTGACCTACGGCGAGGGCTACCGTATTTCCCACCATGCCGAGGAAATAAAAACAGCACAATGGCTGCACGAAAACCTCGGCGGCGACATTGTGCTGCTGGCTGAAGATGGCGGGCTTTATGAAAAGACTCCAGATTTTTTGTGGCGTGGCAAGGGATGGGAATTAAAAACTACCACAACCGAAAAATCTGCCGATAGTGCACTGAGAAACGCATTAAAACAAATACTTGAAAATCCTGGCGGCGTAATTTTGGACTATGGCGACAATGAAGTCTCTATTCAGGACATAGGAAAAATTGTGATACGCCGTTTGGAACGGCAAGAAAAATGTACAGCAGATATTTTAATCCTAAATCATGGAAAGATTGTCAGAGCGATTCGATACAAAAAATGAGGCTTTACCACCCCCACCAGAACGGGCGGAGGGGAGCCTCACCTATATTATATTCAAACATCATAGAAAAGTCAATAAAACCAGTAAGGAGTCTAACATGAAAAAAATCTTTTCCGCAGTTTTTTCTGCTCTGATTGCCACAATGCTGCTATGTGGATGTTCGGAAGCTTATAAAGCCAACCGCAACATTGCTAAGCAGGCCGATTACTTTGAAAGCGAACGTAAGATCACCGTCTACAATGCCCGCACCGACACGATTGTCATGGAAGCCGAGGGCTACATGTCTATCAGCAACAATAACAACGATGAGCTGGTCTGTACCGTAAAAATCGGGCCTGACCAGTACAAAGTCAACTACATCTACCTGAACGAGTACACGATGTATGTCGTAGAAGATATTACCGGCACGCATACCGACCCATACCACTACAAACTGTATTTCCACACGGACATACTGCCCAGCGTGGAAGTCAAGCCGTAATCTGGAAAATTTCTGTGCGCATGATTTTTATGGTTGTAGGCTGCCTTGCCGTGATGGCTGTTGCAGCCATATTGATTGTAACAGCCATCCTATCTATTTAACTACTTATAGATTTTATCCGTAATTATTGGTAGGCGCGATATAACAGCAGCGCTTCGGCGCTGCATTTATGTCTAACCTGGCCGCATGAGGCCGGGGCGGGCGTTTTTTATACCCAAAATTGCCCGGCATGGCGTAAAACTGCACAGCCAAGGCGGATGCGACCCGCGTAAACAAAGCGCAGGCGGAAAGGAACCCTTATGAAACGCGAAGAAGTCAAGAACAAGATCCCCGGCATTACCGATGAACAGCTGGATTGGCTGATGGGCGAAAACGGCAGGGACGTCACCGCCGAAAAGACCAAGGCCGCCAGCCTGCAAGGCCAGGTGGATGACCTGACCAAGCAGCTGAACACCGCCAAAGACGGCCTGAAAGCCTTTGAGGGGGTGGACGTGGCCGACCTGAAAGGGCAGATCACCAAGCTGCAGGGCCAGCTGACCGACCAGGCCGACAGCTTTGCCTTTGATGCCGCCCTGGACGGTGCCATCCGCGATGCACGCGGCCGCGATGTAAAGGCCATCCGCGGGATGCTGGATGTGGCGGCGCTGAAAGCCAGCAAGGACCGCACCAGCGACATCAAGACCGCGCTGGATGCCCTGGTGAAAGACAAGGCCTGGGCCTTTGATGCCGCCCCCGGCGGCTACCCCAACGTGAAAGACGGCGGCGAGGCCGCCGCCCGCGGCAAGGGCGGCATGGTGGACGGCGTGGAGGCTGCTTTCGCGTCGATGAATCCGAACTTGAAAGTGTAAGTTTTACAGAAAGGAGCCAATTATGGCACATGCAAATCAGGAACGCTGGAGCAAACTGGTGGACGCTAAGCTGCGCAACCAGCTTGTGACCCGTGACAACTACATCTTTAACAACCGCTACGAGGGCGACCCCAAGGCGGGCAAGGTCAAGATCCCGGTGCGTGATACCGAGGTCTCTGTTAAGGACTACGACAAGGCCACCGGCATCGACCCCGAGGCCGGTACCACTACTTACCTGGAGCTGAACATCGACCAGGACGAAGCCGTGAACGAGCTGATCGACGGCTTTGATGCCGCCAGTGTGCCCGATGGCATTGTGGCCGACCGCCTGGACAGCGCCGGTTACAGCCTGGGCCTGTCCATCGACAAGAAGTCCATCGAGGCTTTGCAGGCCGCCAGCGGCGCCACCATCAGCGCCACCAAGACCGCCGCTACCGAGGCCAACGCCTACAAGCTGGCGCTGGAGGCCAAGCGTGTGCTGAGCCGCAAGGGCGTACCCGCCGATGGCCGCTTTATGATCGTCTCGCCCGAGTACCTGGAAGTGCTGATGCTGGATGAGCATTTCATCAAGCGCGGCGACCTGTCCCAGGAGATGGTGCAGGCGGGCGTGGCCGGTAAGATTGCGGGCTTCAACGTGTTTGAATCCAACAACATGGATTACGAGAACACTACCCGCGTGGCCAGCAAAAAGACCACCACCGAGTTCATCTGCGGTCACCCGAACTGGTGCCACCGCGTGATGGAGTGGCAGGTTCCCGTCCACCTGCAGGATCTGGCCGGCAGCGGCAAGTACATCGGCGCAAGCGCCGTGCAGGGCCGCAAGGTGTACGGCGTCAAGGTCTCCAAGCCGCAGACGCTGTACATCAAGCGCACCGAGGCCTGATAAGGAGGGCGCCCCATGGGATACGCCATTGTGGAGGAAGTTGAGGTCGGGTTCCGCACACTGACCCAGGAGGAACGGGAGCGGACGGCCGCCTTGCTGGAGGAAGCTGCCCTGGTGATCGATGCCTACGGCAAGGATGCTGACCCTGATGTTAAGCGGCTGGTCTCCTGCCGGATGGTGCGCCGCCTGCTGGGTGACGGCACCGGCGGCGAGACCCCGCTGTACCCCATGGGCGCTACCCAGGGGTCTGCTACAGCGCTGGGCTATACCCAGAGCTGGACCATGGGCAGCAGCGGCAGCGCCGGGGAGCTGTACCTCTCTAAGCTGGAAAAAAAGCTGCTGGGTGCGGGCAACCGCATCGGCGCGGCCAGCCCGGTGGAGGGGCTTTGCGATGCTGCGGGGGATTGATGTGGTGCTGTACGAGAAGCACCAGACCGGCGAGGATGCTTTCCATGCGCCGGTGTATGAAGAAACGCCCGTGACCGTGCACAATGTGCTGGTTGGTGCCCCGGACACCGCTGCCATCGTGAACGAACTGACCCTGACGGGCAGGCGGCTGGCCTACACGCTGGCCCTGCCAAAAGGGGATAGCCATGATTGGCACAACGTGACCGTGGAGTTTTTCGGGCAGAAGTTCCGCACCTACGGCGATGTGGTGCAGGGCATGGAAAGCCTGGTGCCGCTGCCGTGGAACAAACAGGTAAAGGTGGAACGGTATGGCTAAGGTTGCAAAAATCAAACTGAACAGCGCCGGGGTGCGGCGGCTTTTGAAAAGCAAGGAGATGCAGGCCATCTGCACCGAGCATGCCGAGGAGATTGCCGCCCGCTGCGGGGAAGGCTACGCTGTGGACAGCATGCAGAAAGAGACCCGCGCCATTGCCACCGTGTATCCCCAGACTGCTGAGGCCCGCCGCGACAACTACAGAAACAACACCATTGAGAAGGCACTGGGATGATTGAGACAATTGTACAAGATTTCCTGCTGGACCGGCTGGGTGTTCCTGTGACGATGGAAGTGCCGGAGGGAGCCTCCGGCACTTTTGTCGTATTGGAGAAAACCGGCAGCAGCAGGCAGAATTACATCTGCCGCGCCACTTTGGCCGTACAGAGTTATGCGCCAACGTTGTTATTGGCAGCACAATTGGACGATGCCGTGATCGAAGCCATGCTGGCTTTGCCCACGCTTGACCAGGTGGGGGCCTGCAAGCTGGAGCGCGATTACAATTTTACCGATACCGAAACCAAAAAATACCGCTACCAGGCGGTGTTTGCGGTGACTTATTACGAATAACCGCGTGTCCATGTTGGACACGGGAAAGGAGCCTGTAATGGCAGACACCAAAAATGTAACCACCAGTAAGCCCAAGATCGGCGGCGCGGTGTACCGTGCGCCTGTTGGCACTACGCTGCCCACCGATGCCACCACCGCTTTGAATGAAGCATTTGTGTGCCTGGGCTATATCAGCGAGGACGGCCTGACCAACGCGAACAGCCCGGACGGTGACAAGATCAAGGCCTGGGGCGGCGATACCGTGTATACCTACCAGAAAGAGAAGGACGACACCTTCCAGTTCAAGCTGCTGGAAGCGCTGAACCCCGATGTGCTGAAAACCGTATACGGTGATGACAACGTGACCGGCACCGTCCAGGCCGGGCTGACCGTTAAGGCCAACAGCAGCGCTGCCGAGGACAAGGCCTGGGTGGTGGAGCTGATCCTGAACGGCGTGCTGAAGCGCGTGGTCGTGCCCAAGGCCAAGATCACCGAGATGGACGACATCGTCTACGCCGATGAGGAAGCGCTGGGGTATGACATTACCATCACCGCCACGCCGGACACGGACGGCAACACCCACTACGAGTACATTAAGGAGAAAACGGCATGATCACCGGTAAGACGAAAAGCGGCTTTGTTTACGCCATCCCGGAAAAGCGCATCCACAACATGGAACTGCTGGACGCGCTGGTGGAAGTGGAGCGCGGCAGCGATGCCGGTTTGAGCGATGCGCTGAACCTGCTGCTGGGCAAAGACCTGAAGAAAAAGCTGTACGACCTCCACCGTGATGAGGACGGCATTGTCGATGGCGAGGCTGTTGCCAACGACTTTGTGCAGATCCTGCTGGATTACAAAGCGGGAAAAAACTCCTGACCCTGGCCCGGATGGCAGCGCTGGCCCCGGATGAGCTGGTGTGCGACATGGCGGAAACCTACCATGTACTGGACTGGCGCGCCCTGGGGCTGCCGCTGGCGGCCACCCTGGCCGGGGGCCTGCGGGAGACAAGCCGCACCTGCATGGCGCTGAACCATGCCCCGATAACGACCGACACGCTGCTGCTGGGCGCGATGGCTGACAGTTTGCAGCTGCTGGTGTGGCTGAAAACCAAAGATGCCCAGCACGGCCGCAACCGCCCCGCGCCGGTGATGGATACCCTGCTGGGCACGGCCCACCGCCGCAAGGTGACCGGCTTTGCCACGGCTGCCGAGTTTGAAGCAGCCAAAGCAGAAATTTTGAAGGGAGGCTGATGCCATGGCAAGTAAAACCGAACTGGCGAAAGCCTATGTAGAGATCATCCCCTCGGCCACCGGCATCGGCGGCAAGATCAGTGAAGCGCTGGGCGGGGAAGTAACCGCTGCGGGTGCTACTGCCGGGCAGAGCCTGGGCAAGAGCCTGATCGGCGCAGTGGGCAAGATCCTTGCGGCGGCGGGCATCGGCAAGATGCTGCAGGCCGCCTTTACCGAGGGCAGCGCCTTTGAGACGGCGGTTGCCAAGGTGGGAACCATTGCCGATACCACCAAAGTGCCCATTGGGGAGCTGAAAGAACAGATCACTGACCTTTCCGGCACGATGGGTATTGCGGCAGGCGACCTGGCCGAGGCCACCTACCAGGCCATCAGTGCCGGGCAAGATACCGGCGATGCCGTAGCCTTTGCGGGGCAGGCCGCCAAGCTGGCAACTGCGGGCTTTACCAGCAGTTCCTCGGCGGTCGACATCCTGACCACGGCGTTGAACGCCTACGGCCTGGGTGCCGACAAAGCGACCCATGTTTCGGACGTGCTGCTGACCACCCAGAACCTGGGCAAAACCAGCGTAGACGAACTTTCGGCCAGCATGGGCCGGGTCATCCCGCTGGCGGCAGCCTACAAGGTGAACGTGGAAAACCTGTCCAGCGGCCTGGCCATTATGACGGCCAACGGTATTGCTACCGCCGAGGCCACCACCTATACCAAGTCCATGCTGAACGAGCTGGGCGACACCGGCTCGACCGTGGGCAAGATCCTGCAAAAAGAGACCGGCCAGGGCTTTGCCGAGCTGATGGACAGCGGCCAGAGCCTGGGCGACGTGCTGCAGGTGCTGTATGACAGCGTGGGCGGCGATGCCACCAAGTTTGCGGCGCTGTGGTCCAGCGTGGAAGCCGGTACGGGTGCACTCTCGCTGGCAAACTCCGGCGCGGAGAAGTTCAACGATGTGCTGGCCCAGATGGAGAACAGCAGCGGTGCGACCGAGACTGCTTACAACACCATGACCGACACGATGGCCCACCGGATGGAGAGCCTGAAAACCAACGCTGCCAACCTGGGCATTGCGCTGTTTGATTCGGTCAGCGGCAAGCTGGGCGCAGCTGTGAGCCTGGCCAGCGGCTACCTGCAGACCCTTACGGATGGCTTTACCAGCGGCGGCTTTGCCGGTCTGGCCGAGGGGCTGGGCAGCATTTTCACCGACCTGACCACCAACGTAGGGCCGCAGCTGCTGCAAAGCGGCATCGACCTGATGACCCAGCTGGGGCAAGGAATGGTTACGGGCATCCCGCAATTGCTGGCACAGGCGCTGCCCATTGCGGCCGACCTGGCCAGCAACCTGCGGGCCAATGCAGGCCAACTGGTAGACACCGGCATCCAGTTCATCCTGAACATGGCGCAGGGGCTGATCAACGGTCTGCCGACGATGATCACCTACATACCCGGCATTGTGACCGATATTGCAGGCATCATCAACGACAACGCGCCCAAGCTGCTTGAAACGGGGGTAAAGCTGATCGGTATGCTGGGCATGGGACTGATACAAGCCGTGCCCACGCTGGTGGCGAACATTCCGCAAATTTTGCTGGCGGTTGCCAATGTCATTACCGCCTTTAACTGGATCGAACTGGGCGGCAGCGTTATCAAGCTGCTGGGCAGCGGCATCCAGGGCATGGGCGGCGCACTGAAATCCGGCTTCACCTCGGTAATGCAGGGCGGCATCAGCTACATCAAGAGCCTGCCCGCTAAGTTTATCGGCTGGGGCAAGGATATGATCATGGGGCTGGTCAAGGGCATTACCGGCTCCATCGGGGCTGTAGTCGGGGCCGTGAAAAACGTAGCCTCGGCGATTGCCTCCTACATGCACTTTTCCCGCCCGGACATCGGCCCGCTGCGCATGTATGAGCAGTGGATGCCTGATTTTATGGCCGGGCTTTCCCGCGGCATTACCGACAACTTGTGGATGGTCGAGGATGCGGCGGAGAGGCTTTCGGGCGCGACGGCCGAGCCGATGCAGGTAGCTGTGGCGGGTACACTGCGCAGCAACAACCGCTTTGGCAACACTG